GAAACTTCATTTTTTGTGGCTGGCTTCATAAGTTCATTTATTCCAGCAACCTTTTTTTCTAGTTCTTTGTACAAAGAATCTATATTCTTAAACTGTAACAATATCATTATTTTGAACCTGTGCCCTTCTCAAATTAATAGCATAATATGCAATCTTTCCAAAAGGATCTAAAACTGGATGATTAGAAACAATATCAAAAACTGTGTCATCTAGGTCTAATCTGTCTGGTTCAATAAATACTCTTTCCCCACTTGAAGAAATAACATTTCCAATCCGCCAACGCTTACTAAGCCTTATTGGAGATTGCATTTTAACATGAACATCCTCAACATATCCCGTAGCACCAGTACTGTATTTCTTATCATCTGATGCTCCACTACCACCTTTATCTTGGACAGACATAACCTTACAATGAATTGTTTGGTCATATACCCATTGACGAGTCATGGCACCACTTTCAGATTGTATATTCTTCTGAACAAATATATCTGCAGACATATTCATAAATGTATTGACATATGAATTAAGTTGAAATACAGACATTTAAATCACCACAATGTTGTAATTGCGGTACTGATCTAGGATTCCATCTACAATGACATTACCAGTACCATTGAAAGCTCCCGCTGCTAACTCAAAGGTTACTTCAGCTAGGTTTACTTTCTTTAAATATTTTGTACGCCATGCTGCGTCATTGCTTAATAGATCCCCTACAAGCAACAGAGAGCAAAGTTTAATATCTTGGGGTACATAATTATACCCAATTTCTCCATAAATTTTATAGCGTGAATTATCACGGAATTTTCCGTAATATAAAATTGTTGGATCTACTTGATTGTCATATCTAACATTATTAAATGTGTTGACAATTCGAACAACTTTTCCTGTAGGACTTAGCTCTATATCGTACCCAAAAACATTATAGGCAGGACTAGCAGTATAATCTACCTGTAAAGTTTCATTTTCATAAACTTTGTCTACATATAGCATTTTTTCAGTTAGTTCTAGGGCATCACTTCCTGAACCAAAAATTTCTTGAAAACCATATCTTCTACCAAAATCAAGGCTTGTATAGTTATTAATCATAGTTCTTGCAATTTGTTCTGCAGATAATATTTGTGATTGTGAGTAATAGTTGATTTCTGATGGTTTAGTTCCAATATTGTAGTAATCTACAATATCACTAACTAGGGCATATGGTGTAACTACCTGAGCATATTGTGTTTGTGATGTTGATTTTCCACTTAGCGTATAGGACCAAATAATTTGAAGTACTCGATTTTCAGATGTTAAATCTGGGGTAATTTCAAATGAATAACAACCTTCGGGCTGTTCATTAGTAGCAGATGCAGATGATAGTAGGATAGTACCATCATCTGCATCTTTAATCTTTACTAATACTGCTCCGTCAGCATCTGTTAATTGTCCTTGCTTATAAATTTCTAACGAAACTGTTTCTTGAGTTCCATTGTGGATCTGTTGCAATTAAATTCCTCCAATAAGATTAGCCGTAGAATTCCTGGACTTCTCTAGGTGTAGCTAATCTAAAACCTTCATAGGTGTCAAAGATTCTTTGAGCATCTGATTCCGTCATTGGAACAAATGGGTGTTCATAACTGAAAACATAGTTTCCAACCTGATAAGACATATTGCCTCTTTCCATCTTTACCAAAACAACATTTGGTGAAGATACATCCAGATTTTGTGCTCTTGGGCTTGGATCTGGCTGTGGCTCAAGTTTTTCACTCTCAAAGAATCTTTGGTATGTGTCGTAAGTTACGCCTTCATCTTCAAGTAGCATTATTAGTTGCTGCTTTGAAATTTTTGCTGGCAAATCTACGGCAAATGATTCTGCGATATCTCGCAATTCTTGTACTTTTAAAGTATCAAAAGACATTTTATTCCTCTTTCTCTTATAGAATTATTATACCAAATAATATTAAAAATGAATAAAGGGAGCCAATATATGCTCCCTTTACCCATAACATGCTTAGTGTTAGAAGGTTGAAACTCCTCCAGTACCTGGATTTAGTTGTACATTTGAACCTCTTACTGCAGTGTCGTCTGTTAGACCAGACCCATTTGCAAAAGAGCCGAATGTTGAACCTTGAGGTACAGTTGTACCTGCAACCTTAATGTTCTTAACGAGAACATGTGCATCGTAGTTTTCTAGGGCACAGCCGACACGAATGAATAGAGTGTATTCAATTGTATCTTTCTTTGCCACAAACTGACGATAAACAACAACATCACGCTTGATACCAACGATAAAGTTCTGTGGGAATGTCAAGTGGACATCACCATGCAGACCATTCGCACCAGCGTATGTGCCAGCACGAGTCTCGTCAATTAGCGGAACATTGATAACTGGGATACCAAACGCAAATGGCGTTGTGGTACCTGGACCACCATCATTAGCTGCTACATCGCCACGGATGATACCTGAAGAGATATCAAATGGGAGGAAGTTGCCAACTGTGTTAGTCAAGTTATACAAATAGTCCTGTACCAAGTTAGAACCAGCGAAGAATCTTAGCTGATTACGGCGTTGCTTGTACTTACGAGGCAAGGTCTTGATTGCAAGGTTGAATACAGCCTTGTCTAGACCGTAACCCTGTGCATCAACGACATGTGCATTCGTATTAGCAAGTGTGCGGAAGCCTTTGAAAGCACCCATCAGACCTGCTGAAGAACCATCACCATTAATCAGAACATCTTCGACATCGTTACCAGCCTGTGTTGCCATCAGACGAGCGATGTGATCTTCCAAATCTGGACCCTCAAGGTTATCCTCAAGAGCTTCAGCTGAAAGTTCCCAGTCTAGACGGAGCTTGCGGGTTGTCAAAGAAATCTTTGAGAATACTGCATTAGCCTGTGTGTACTGGTTAGAACCAGCAACACCCGTGAAGTCACGAGGATTATCCTCTGTTGCAACTGTCATAATTCTCTGACCAACTGCAAGACGGTCAATTTCGGTTGTGTTTGAGCGCATACGGATTGTACGAGCTGACTTAGCCAAGATTGTTGCATCCCACATGTAGTCCAAGAAACGATTAGCCTGATCTGGGTAAAGGAGACCAGCACCACCCTGTGCTGTAGGTCCATTGTCACCTGTTGTGGTCAATGGAGCGTTTGCGCCAAGATTGCTTGTATCAATTACTTTCTGTAAAAGTTCGTTACTCATATTTTTTCACCTACCTTTCAATAGTGGTTTTTTTATAGGGCATTTACTCCGAGGAAGGATCCTTGCCAAAATTTATCTTCTCTTGTTACTGATGTTGTTTTGTCAACTTCACCAGACTTTTTAATTGCGGTGTCGCTCTCATAAGATGCAACCCTTTCGTTTGTCTCTGTAAGAGACTTTTGTAGTTCTGTAACAAGGTTATTTAGAGCATCAATAGATTTAACTAGCTCATTTTTTTCAGCAGAAAGTTCATCAAATTTCTTTATCAAACCTGATGTCTCTGCTTCTAGAGCTTTCTTAAATTCCGTTGTGCTATCTTTTGCGCTTTCTGCGCTTTTCTCAAGCTTTTCACCAACAAAGTTTTTGAGGTCTGTAACCATCTTGGTAAAGTCTAATTCATCGACTTCTATTTCCGAAACATCTGCAGCCTTTTCAATTGCTGCATCATCACTTTCTTCAACTACTTCATTAATTTCTTCAGCTTCCTGAGTTTCTAGATTTTCTTCTGTCACGATACTACCTCCTTTGCTGATTTTATTTTTACCCTTTGAGCCTTTTGCTGGCTTAAGGGTACTTACTTTATGACCAACCTTTTTATCGGTTTCTTTAAAACCATCGGCTGTTTTCTCATAAATTCTAATTAATGCTGCTGGATCATCTTTTTCTGCTGTGATCTCAAACGAGCTATCTGGAACCTTAATTGTTCCCTCTGATTTAATACTTATAATTTTACCATAAGCTTTTCCACCGCTAGATTTCCATGTAACAAAACTTCCAACTCCAACAGCAGCTTTTGTTGTACTAATATTGTTCTGATCTGGATATAAATTAATTGTCTCCTCTGAGTCAATAACTGGATTAAGGGGTGCCGAGCTTGAGTCTAATGTGCCATTTGGACCATGCACTGAATTTGGTGCATCATCTTTTTTGAAATAAACGCTAACTACTTTCTGAATAGATAAATTCTTTTCTGTATCGCTTTTTTCAACCCAGCCAATGGTGTCCATCTTGTCTCCGCAAATGCTGCAATCTTTTGTCTCACCCGAATAAGCTGTAGCAGTCTGGTCTGTTCCGCACCAGAAGACATTTTCTGTTTCAATTTCTGTTGCCATTCCTTTAAAAATTAAATTATCACCACTTTTTTGAATTGAAAAAACATTTGCAAGTGGGTTGGCGGGATTGTCAACTAGACTTAATTCATGTAGATCATACTCTTTAATAACTCTACGCTCTTCATCTGTTTCATCATCACCCTTCTCCATAGAAGCTGTGACAATATTTCCACCTATTGAAAAACCTGTAAGGGTGCCATCAAGAACTTTTTCCCAAGTATCCTGAGCACCCTTTGAAATATATGCTTGTACAAATACACCTTTGTAATTTCTGCCTTCGTTAGCATCGTAATAATCTTCTTCATTAAATGAAAGAATTTTACCTACCGCAATTGGCTGATGCATTTCACGAATGTTTCCGCGAAACCTTTCAAATGCAACTTTGCTTGCATCTGATGTAACAATATCACCATGCTTGTCTACATTGTCTAATGTAGCAAAGCCAGATACTGTGCGATTTTCTTTATCTACTTTGGCAAATGGAAATGCAAGACTCATCTTACGATCTCCATTTTGCCATGTGGCTTTTTGAATATTCATATTACTTAAATGATACCAAGTTTTGTACGCAATACAAAATTTGCGGTATCATATTACCCCTGAGTTCTTCCCTCACCCTTTGGACTACGAGCCTCACCTTGAGTGTCGGGAGCGTTTATTTTTCTTTTTTGATCTCTTTGCCGAGTACCATTAGCATTAGTTTTTGCTTCTGCTGCATCTTTTCCGCCAATTATCAGTGGGTCATCTCCACCCGCTCTAGGTGGCATACCCTTACGAAGTCTAACATCATTAGGAACAATAACCTGATCTTTAAGATAAACATCATCAATTCTTGCTTGTGTCTCTTCATCAGTAAGTGTGAGTTCATTAAGTTGTAAAGTAAATGCATCTGTAATTTCAGCAATGACTCCACTAAGTTTCTTTTCAATATAGTCTTGCATTGGTCTACATACCTGTTCTTTAAAGGTTTTATCCGCATCTCTTGCACCAGCTAAAGATGTTCCTTGTGGCGTACCAAGTTTGCTAATTGGAACTCTGTGTGCCAAAAGAATACGATCACGACTTTCAACAGCGTAATTTGTAAATGAAGAATCTTGAATTCCCGCTTCAATTGGCTCCATATTAAACTCTACACGAGCATTTTCTCCGTCTGATGGAAGCGGAATATAAAGGGTTCTGTGGTTACGACCTTTAAGACCAGTTTGGAAAAATTCTAAAAGTTTCCGTTCTGACTCTGCATTTAAGCGAGCACCTTTTACGGTAATAATGTATCTTGGAACAGCCTTGTTTTCAAAGTAATCTAAGTTGAATCTCTGAGCAAACTCATCACCAGCTACAGCATTTTTTGCAGACATGATGTCTGGAATTCCGTAGTAAGTATTTGTTGGTGAATATTTCTTTAAATGAATTACTTCATTTGGTCTTGGGTCTGTACCAATTTGATCTTCTGTTGTTGTGTCTCCATAATTTCTAAAGAATGTGTAGCGGTTGTAAACAACCTGAACAAAGCCGTCACGGTGACGGCGAATACGCATTGTAATGGCGGGTATATGACCAATATATCCAATTTTTCCAGATGATGTGCGACCAATTTCTATATAAGCGTTTCCAGTGACTTCTAAGTCTGTGTATGCTTTTTTAAGTGTTTCAAGGAAACCATCATCAGAGTTCATATTTTCTAGATAATTTTTTAACTCCACCCGCCCACGAGCAATATTCCTGCGAATCTTATCTAGTCTTGCGGGGTTATCCATTACATCGGAAACCTTGTCTAAAGTTTTTTGAGTTTCTTGGAATTCATATCCAAGACCAATAACATTTGCCACTTTTGCTTCTACAGCAGCATGATGAAATGGAGAAAGGTCAAAAAGTTGAGCCAAGTACATAACATTGTATG